TTCTGATCGTTCGATTCACGAGCGACCATCAGGATCTTCTCTTCCTTGACGAGGTACGGACGATACTGAATTCGCTTGTTGCTGGACGGAAGTCTCAGCTCATATTTTGGGGTCTCAATGACTGGTAATGGCATAATGTTATCCTATAGGTTGTTTTCGCTTGTCTCAAAAGATCTTCTTGATTCCTCCAATTGCTGTTTTGACCGAGGAGACCGCCGATGCGACTGCACCCTCTTCCTCAAAGTTCTCATAGGTCATCGTGACCGAGAACTTCTGAATGGAATTCTCTGCGGTATTGTCCAGCGGAATCGAAACAAATGTGATCGGGTAGGCATTCTTTAACTTGATGCCGTAGACCGGAAGGTTCTCCTTGTTCAGCTGCTGGATCACGACATCAGTGGTGTATTCGTTCTGATAACGAACACGGTATGCATTTGCATCAATGACCAGGTTTGACCACTTGTCGAACATCTTCTTGACATAGTAGTCATGGGTCAGCAGGAAAGTAAATGTGACGTCCTCGTTCATGAATCCGTAGGGGATCTTGATCGCCTGGCGGTTGCTCTGATAATCCATCGTCATGATCTGACGACCCGGTAACGAGCAGGACTCGCACAAGATTCCAACATCTCGAGGATCGTTGATGAGAGAGCCGGCCTTAAAGCTACGAGAAACCAGTGAAACCAGTATGTTCTGAAGATCGATGTTCAGAAGGCTTGCAGCGGGTGGCTGCATGTATAGAGCAAACCGATTTGTATGGGCCAGGCCACCATGCTTCGTAATGGTGCCTTTCATGTCGTTGATGCTTTTTCCGATGAGTGTGGCCATAGTAGTTACGGTGCTTTCTGATAGATCTTCTTTGATTCACTCCAGACCTTGGTCTTCTGGGCGCCACGGAAGTGTTCCGTCGGAAGGAAAATTGCGATCTCCCAGTCGGGAGCCAAGACCTGAGCAGGACGCGTCTTCATCTGGTCAAAGAGATAGTGCTTCAGGCAAGGCTGAAAGTAGCGGTGTTTTCTGGCACGTGCGAGAGTCTCGTATCGAAGTCTCAACTTGGATTTCTCTGTCAGGTTGTCATCAGTGAACGATTGCATCAGGCTGTCCAGAAAGATCGCTCTGGTGTTCGGATGCAGGTAGTGCAGGTTCAGTCCCATGAAACCACCAGGAGCCGGCGACAGCATGATCACTAACGGGAAACGATCGTAGTACGGCAGAGTGTCTTTGTGCAAGGCATCATACACAAACATGTACATGAACCCCCATCTCGGGATATTCTTCTGAAGAAGCGAATCATCCTTCAGTAGCTTGTTTCGATTGATTCTCCCGTTGAGCTCTCTAACCTTCTCGATAAACCATTCTCTGGCTTCCTTTGACCTGCGCTCAAACCCAGTGCTGGCCAGCTCTGAATTTAGCGTTTTGAATAGTGAAGCCATAGTTCACTATTTATAGAGAAATTTCTAAAGTATCTTGATGCCCAGTCCGCGCAGAGTCTCTTCGGTCCATACCTCGAACAGCCAACCACGATCTGCAGCATATTCCCTGGCGGCTTCCCATTTGCTGATGTTCTTCGCGTAGGTCATGACCTCGGTGATGTATTTGCGTGTCTTCTTGCCTGGATTCTTTGGAGGCTGCGACTCCTTCTTCGGTTTCACCTCGATGAGTATGACCCTGCCATCAGTGAACTCAGCCTTGACATCGACGAAGTAGCGATGGATCTTGCCGTCCGTCTTACACCGGTACGGTATAATGACCTCCTCGGAGGACCATGATTTGATGTGGGATCCCTCGTCTAGCCACCGAAAGAGCTGACGCTCCCACAGTGACCGATAGACGATGTTAGTAATGTCACCTCGATACTTCGAAGGGTTCTGCGGAAGGAATTTACCTCGGTAACTCATATAAATATCGAATCCCATATTTATGTTACTCGATACAGTACAAAAAATAGCTAGAGCTACGAATTCAGAGACAGTGATAATGCCACCGTTCTCTGCGGCAGAATCAAAAATTCTGGCATTCCCTGACACTTTAAGAGCTCAGCCGTTGCCGTTTGTTCTTCTTACGGCTCAGGGTAAAACAAGTAGCCCGGCTATAAGCTTACCTATTCCTCCTGGTCTTACTATTGGCGACGGAATGTCGTATTCGTCGATAAATTTAGGTATTATCGGTACGATCATGGCAGAAACGATGACTCAGATGGGAAAGCAAACATCTCTTGCTGGCGTCGTCGGAGCCGGAGTCGGTGGAATGGTAGGTTCGGTGATCAATAAGGCCGGTCAGTTGAATGCTGCGGCGACTGCATCGATCCTAGCCAGAAAATTCGGATTTGAAACAGTGGCAGACACTGTAGACTTTAGCCAAAAACAGGTCATCGCACCGAATACGAACACGACATTTCAAAATTCAAACATCCGTTCCTACTCTTTCGCGTTTAAACTTGTTTCGCGTTCAAAGAAGGAAGCTGAAACAATTAAAAGGATCGTTGATTCTCTGAGAGAAAATATGTATCCTGAGGGTAAAGATGTAGTCCTGTCTTATCCTCCAATATGGAACATCTCGTTCTATGATAAAGATGCCGCGGTTAATCCGTACCTCCCGAAGATATTTGATTCGTACCTCACCGGAATGACTGCAACATTTAATGCTTCCACAAACATTTTCCATGAAGATGGAAGCCCGGTCGAGACCGATGTGTCGTTATCGTTTCAAGAAACACGAGCTCTCACCAAGATGGATATTCAGAAACTGGAAAGAGGAGAGACGAGAACAACCGAATCTGTATAATCCATGGCATTCTTTCGACAATTTCCAAAGACCGGGTACGACTTTGAGTCTAACGGTGTCATCACAAAGATCATTGACATCTTTCGTACGGTCAGAACCGACTCGGTATTCCTGGATGACATGTCCACGTATCAGTATTTCCAGGTACGAAACGGAGAAAGACCCGATGTCGTATCAAACATTCTTTATGGAACTCCAGAATACTACTGGACGTTTTTCGTTATCAATGAACACCTGAAGACCGGGCTCTCTGGATGGCCTATGGGCACCACAGAGTTTGAGGATTACATTCGCCTAGAGTATTCCGGAACTGTGATCGATACCGAACCCAATGTTTTTAAATCCCCTGATGGAACATTAGTAAGATATGACAATTCCTTGGCAGGTAGATTTAAGATCGGAGAGATAATAACTGGAAATTCATCGCTTGCGACAGGAATATTGAAGGAAAAGAATGTCCCGATGAGCCAGCTGATATTGGGATCTGTATCTGGTAATTTTAAAGGAAGTTTCAATCCCGAGACAGGCGAACGTGAGACGGAAGTAATTACCGGGGCGACAAGCGGAAGTAACGTCGTTACGAGCCTGGCGTATAAGCATCGCGACGCCCCTCACCACTACGAGGATCCCAACGGACTGGAAATGTACAATTCGCGATTCATTAACGAGCGCCTGACAATTGCTGGAATCCAGTCGAATGCTGCCGGCTTTAGTCTCACACCAGTGTCCTATTACGAGTACGAGCTTCAATTAAATGAAGAGCGCGGAAACATCAGAATCGTGAGACCGAACGTGATCTATCAGTTTGCTCAGGTATTCGGAAAACTGATCAATGAGTAGACAAAACAACGTTGATCTTAATTCATCTAAGATCTTTGTACCATCAGCGTACAGAGCCTCTGAAATCGTAATCAGAAATCATGCAGGGAAGGAATACGACATCAAGAGGATCGTTGCCGACTTTACCATCACGGAGAGCATATATCGGTCGACTCTCACCCTGAATATCGGAATACGTGATGATGGCAATTTCATGGAGCAGGCAGCTCTTACCGGTCATGAATGGATCTATGTTGTACTTGACCGAACCTTACCGAATGGTACATCTCAGAACATCAGTCTGTGGTTTCGAGTGACTGAGTATCCGGTATTTGCGAAATACAGCAACAATGTTCAGGTGTATCGTATCGGTGGAATATCCGATCATGCATTCGTCTCAAAGTTCAAGAAGATCTCTAGGGCATTCAACGGTAAAATATCTGATTTCATCCAGAGCGTTTTTCGTAATGATCTTGGCTACGACAATCTAGAATTAGGATCTGATACAACTGGAACTGCTGCATTCATCGTTCCGAACATGGAGCCGATCGATGCCATGCATTGGGCGCTTCGTAGAGCCTTTACCCAGGAAGGAAGTCCGTTCTATCTTTACCAGACATTGGATGGGAAGATACACCTCAAATCTCAGGCGGATATCGTCAGACAGGATCCGTACAAAGAATATCGAGACGCAAAGTTTTTTGAATACGACATCAATCGTGATCCAGAGGAGGCATACGAAGAAAGAGCGCTACGCATCCTGAGCATCAATTCTGATCTTAGTCTCTCGAAGCCGGCCCAGGGAATGAACGGAGCCTTTGCTTCTCGTAGCGAGTACATTGACATTGCCACAAAGACTGCCTCGGCATTTAAGTTTGATTATCTAGAAAACATCTCGAGGTTTCCTACGATGGAGGCGTATCCGTTCGTGGCTCCTAACTTTGAAATCGACAACCAGAAATACATCAATTCATACGATAGGACCAAGATTAACTACATACCTATCAATTCCGCTGCATTCTCAAATGTTGGAAACTATCATGCTCCGACATCCAGAGGCATCATAAACTATGCCCAGTCTCAGCTGGAGACGCTAGATACACAGCAGCATACCATTGTTTTGAATGGAGATCTAGAGCTTAACTGTGGAAAGGTTGTTTCGTTGAGAATCCCTCCAGCAATTGATCCGGGTCCAACGAAGAAAAATTCACATTCCTCCGATAACAATCAGGTTGATGACTATCTTTCTGGAAACTACGTGACTGCATCGGTCGTCCATAATTTTGCCGAGGAATACTTTATTGACATGAAGGTAAAACGCGATACGTCACCAGTGACACCATTTACATCATGAACGCGACATCACAGGACCAACTACTATCGAAATCTTTTGCCTGGTTCACCGGGGTCATTGAAGATATCAGCGATCCCATGCAGATGGGCAGAGTGCGCGTACGATGCTTTGGCTATCACACGGAGGATAAGAGTCAGATCGAAACAAAGGATCTCCCATGGGCATTTGTGGTTCAACCAGTCACATCTGCTGCAATGGGTGGAATTGGAACATCGCCGACCGGCATATTACCTGGTTCATGGGTCGTAGGATTCTTTCGTGACGGCCCATCGGCGCAAGATCCGCTGATTCTTGGTACGATTGCATCTATGCCTGTTGCTCCAGATAAAGATCGAGGATTTTCTGATCCATCAGGTCAATATCCGAGGCTGGAGAGTCTTGGTAGTCCAGATATACCAAAACAATCAACTAACGAATACTCTCAGGCATCTTCGTATATTAGAAGGAATGATCTACGTTCACAAAACATTGAAACTGCCGTTCCTCCAAAAGTCA